CTTGGCACATTGCAGAGACCGTGACCGAACAACAGGACAAGGCAACCAAGTGGCAGCGTGTGGCCACTGGTGACATATCTGAGAATGGTCGCGGTGGGTTCTTTCGCACAGCTGCCCAGATCGATGGACAAAACAACCCTGTGCGTGTCATTGAAGATTATTCACTTATTGCGGTTAGAAACTGATGCCACGCTTTGTAGAGTTCACAACTAACTTTGCAACCGGCGAGCTCGATCCGCTGTTGCGTGCGCGTGTGGATCTGCAGGCCTACGGCAATGCGCTGGCAAAGGCGACTAATGTATTGATCCAGCCCCAGGGTGGGCTGCGTCGCAGGCCTGGCACTAAGCATGTATTCCAGCTGCCAAACACAAGCACCGAGTCGGCCGGCAACGGCGTGCGCTTGGTGCCGTTCCAGTTCTCTGTGGACGATAGCTACATGTTGTGTTTTACCCACAACCGTATGCATGTAATTAAAAACGGTGTGGTGCAGACAAATATCAACGGCACTGGTAATAGCTATCTGACAACCACTATTGGCAGCACGATTGTGGACGATATGTGCTGGACACAGTCTGCCGACACATTGATTGTTGTGCATCCCGACCTGCAACCTTTGCGTATCACACGCACCAGCGATTCTGCTTGGACAGCCGCTACCATCACCTTCGACAGCATCCCAAAGTATGCGTTTGAGCTGGACTCACATATTCATGTTGGCAGCAAATTGTCTGTAAGTGCTGTGTCTGGAAACGTAGAACTAACCGCAACAAACACACACAACACAAGTGGAACGGCGCAGGCAGGCAGCGCAAACACCATCACATTGAAGTCGGCTTCTAGCGCAACAAACGACATTTATGTCGGCATGTTCATTGAGATCACATCTGGAACTGGTGTTGGACAGACACGCTTATGCGAAGACTACGACGGCACAACAAAGGTTCTTGAGGTTCATCCAGCTTGGACTACTGCGCCAGACAACACCAGCCAGTACGACATCACTTCTTTTAAGGCTGCTGCTGTCAATCAGTACATCAATGCTCAACCGCAAGGTCGCGCTCGCATTGTCGAGGTATTGAGCGACACAAAAGTGAGAGCTGTTACCGAGTACCCATTCTTCTCGACCAGCGACATTGACCCAGGCAAATGGGAAGTTGAACATGGCTACGAGGACGTCTGGAGCAGCGCCAAGGGCTGGCCACGCACTGTGACATTCCATGAGGGCCGCCTGTACTTCGGTGGCTCCAAGTCTCGCCCGTCCACGATCTGGGGATCCAAGATTGGACTCTTCTTTGACTTTGTGCCAAGCGAGTCGCTAGATGATGACGCGGTTGAGGCAACGCTCGATACCAACGACCTCAACGTCATCACCGACATAATCAGTGGCCGTGACTTCCAAGTGTTTACTACTGGCGGTGAGTTCTTCATACCGCAGGCCGGCACCGACCCTGTCACTCCGCTGACCTTTACATTCAAGAATGTAAGTCGCAATGGCATCAAGCCTGGCACTCGAGTGCAATCGGTGGACTCTGGCTCAATCTACATCCAGCGTCAGGGCAAGTCCCTCAACGAGTTTATCTTTAACGACACTCAGTTGACCTACATCACACAGCGCATCTCGCTGCTGTCTGGCCACTTGCTCAAGGGGCCGCAGCGGGTTGCCCTGCGTAAGGCATCCAGCACAGAGGAAGCCGACCTGTTGTTGATGACCAACACCGATGATGGCAGCATTGCGGCGTTTAGCATCATGCGCAGCCAGCAAGTCACTAGCCCTAGCGAGTTCACCACAGATGGCGAGTTCATTGACGTGGGCGTGGATGTAAACACTATCTATGTGGTTACCAAGCGCACATTTAATTCTGTGGTTAGATACTTCATCGAGGTCTTTGGCTATGAGTACTTTACAGACTGTGCATTTGTGGGTGGTGCAGCAGCTAGTGCAAGCGGCCTGCCCCATGTGGCCAAGGTGCTGAATGTCATTACAGACGGTTCACCGCAAGGCAACGAGACCGTAAGCGGCGGTGGCTCGGTAACCTTTGACCGATCAAGCACCACCAGCTACGAGGTTGGCCTGCCCATCACGGTCTATGTCAAGACCATGCCTGCCGAGGTCAAGCTGCAGACTGGCAGCCGAGTCTCTTTCAAGAAGCGCATAGTAGAGATCAGCGCAGTGCTTAATGAGACCCAGAACCTGATTATCAACAACCAGCCGGTGGCGTTCCGCTTGTTTGACAACCCGCTGCTGGATGATCCAATACCAGAGTTCACCGGCATTAAGCGGGTCAATGGCGTGCTTGGCTACAACCGCGAGCAGAGTATTGAGGTATCTCAAGACCTACCAGTAAAAATGAATCTGCTAGGCTTGGACTACCGTGTAGCGGTTTTCTCAGGAACATAAGACATGGCAACACTACCACCATCATCAGCTGGAATGGTCGCAGGCGCAGGCCTGCTGGCTACCTATGGTGAGATTGAGGCCAGCAAAGCCGCAGCCATCAACCAGCAGACTAGCTACATGCTGCAGGCAAGAGACACGCTGGCGGTGGCCGAGGTGCGCGCTGACATGGCAGAGCAGTACTCCACCATCCAAGCTGGCCGCACAATCAGGAAAGCCGAGCTGGAGGCGCAGAACTACACCATTGCTGGCAATACCCTGTTAAAGAATATGCGCGCCACCAACGCAGCTGTACGTGCCAGGGCGGCTGCATCTGGCGTGGTGCTGGGTGAGGGATCTATACAGAGTGTGATTAACCAAAACATCCAAGGCACTATGCGCGACGTTGGCATATCAGACCTCAACGCGCTGACAGCTCGGGTGCTGGGCTTTGAGGATGCAACGGCTATGCTGCAGTCTACCGAGTACCAGAACACGCTCAATCTTTACAGCGCAAGGAGCCAGGCAGGCCAGCTCACGTTTGCTGGAGAAGCTGGCCGCAGAACAAGTGGTCTGCTTGCTGGCGCCAAGCTAGGCAAGGCTGGCATTGACTATCTCAGACTGACTGCGTCACCTACTACTGCGTCTAAATCGTTTGGTCCCCAGCTAGATACTTTCTATCGTGGCACAGGAACATCTGGGGACTAATATGGCTACTCAAAGACTTGAATCAGGACAAATGCAACTGCGCTCTGTGGGCGGTGTGCCTATGGTGCAGCCACAGCAGCAGGCGGTAGATTTTGTCGGACCAAGGGCTGCGGCACAAGGCGCTAGCCAGTTAGCCCAAGTGCTCGACAGGATGAGCGCTAGTGCGTTTCAACTAGCGGCACCCATGCGCCAGCAAGAGGGTTTGCAGTACGCAGCAGACAACCCGTTGACAAGCGATCAAATACAGATGGCCAAAGACGGCGTGCCTCTTGGCATTGGTAGCACCAGCTCGCTAAACTTCTTTGACCAGGCGGTGGCCAAGGCTCGCAGCCTTGAACTGTCTGGCCACTTTGAGATTGAGGGTCGCAATGAGTTAACCAAGTTGTTGGCCGACGTCAAAGACGGCAGGGCCTCGTCTGAGCAAGTAAGCTCAAAGATTAAGACAATGACAGAAGGCTACTCTAAGTCTCTGTCAAGCATAGACCCAGAGGCGTCTATCAAGTTCAGAGCTACCATGGCGACGCATGGCCACACGGTTCTTACTGCCGCTTATACAGCGGAGCTAGAGCGTGCCAAGGCGCAGCGGTTTGCTAAGTTTGATGCAGACTTTGACAATGGTGTGCGGTTGCTAGAAGAGACAATTGCACAAGGCAGCTTTACTGACAAGAATGGGCAGCAGCGCACGGTCGATGAATTGGCCGATGTGTTTAGAAAAAACATCTTGACGCAGTCTATGTTGCTAGGCGACAAGGCCTTGCAAAAGGAATACAGCACAAAGTTTGAAGCGGCCTTAACCAACGCAAAAATAGGGGTAGTTTCCAAGCATGTGATTGATACTGCATTTGCACCAGATGCAATGTCAGCTATTGCAAGGCTAGATAGAGGTGACGCTGGAAAGATGACCCAAATTTTTAGCACATTAAACTTTGCAGACCAAGCAAAGATTAGAAGTAATTTAAGAACTACTCAGATTGAACGTCAGACGACAAAGGATCAATCAGAGAAGGATTTACTGCAGGCCGACACTGTACGTGTTGCGCAGCTGCAAAACGATTACTTTACAACTGGCAGCTCTGCGGCATTAAAAGAGCTGCGCACGATCTCAATTCGTAGCCCCAAAGCAATTAGCCCAGAGAGTGTCTTTGATCTCCCAAACAAGCGTGCATCTGGTGAGCTAGCTAACCCACGCGCTGAGTTTGTCTTAAAGACTGAGATTATGAGTGGAATGCACCCAAACCCTGAGTCTATTGAGAGACGATCTAAAGAGCTTGGTATAGGCTACAAACAACTTAGCAGCACCATCTTGCCTTTCTTTATTACACGCGGTAATGAGGAAGAGCGCGACATTGAAAAGATATTTCGTACCGAATCAAAGATTGTGCCTGGCCAATTCAACATTAGCCAAAAGCAAAATTCTGCATATGCACAGTTAACTGGTAGATTTTCCAAAGAGTACCAAGTGCAACTGGAGAAGGCACAAAAAGAAGGCAAGCCTGTGCCATCTAAGCTAGAGGTTGCACAACAAGTAATTGTTAAACGTCAAAGTAGCGAGCAAGCAAAAGCCATTGCAAAAAACATAGAGATGTTAAATAGCGAATATGGCATGCAAGGAAGTACACGCAAAACAGGTATTGTGTTTAGCGAGGAGTCTGACTACAACGACATAGCAAGCCAAGCAAAAAGATTGGGTCTAAAAACTGAAGACTTAAATAGCATACAGCAGCGCTTACAAATTATTCAACAACAACGTCAAGCATTGGACGCGCAATGATTAGAGACTTTGATTCTGGATACATGGACTTTAATGTCCAAAGGGACTACCCAGCGGCGGCGCAAGATGAGCCAAGCATGGATGGCGTGCAGTTGGCGGCTGGCCCTAGCCCTGTGGTGAGCGATGCTGGGGCAGCCTTTGGCGTCTACCCTGGCATGGGTAAGCGCAGCCAAAAAAGCACTATTGGCGAGAGAATGATTACTGGCGCACCAGACTTTGGTGCTGGCGCTTTACGTGAGGGCACAGCAGCTGCTCTTGGCTTTGGCGGTGACATGCAAAAGATTGGTCGCTTTATTGGTGCCTTGGCCACTGATAACGAGGGCGGCACGTTTATGGACAAAGTCAACCGTGCTGGCAAGACCATGCAAGATCCAACATTCTTACCATCAAGCGAAGAGGTTAGCAAAGAAGGGTTCACCATACCAGGCACAGATATAAAGATACAGCTGCCACCAGCTGTGCCGCCTGGCACAAGCGCACTAGGCTTGACGCCAGAAGAGCGCCAAGCAGCAGCAGAGGCTGGCGGTGTAGTTGGCGAAATGGTGGGCGACCCGTTGCTAGCGGCCAAGGCTGGCACGATGGCTGTCAAGGGAGCTATGGCTGCCGGCAAAGCTCTGGCACCTACAGCTGGCAAGATGGCCTTGGAGACCATGGAGAAACTTGGTACTCCAGTGCAGATGAACATCGTGCCAGACGTTAAGGTATTTCAAGAGCCAATCAAAGTACCACCAAGTATTCCAACTTTATCGGGAAGTATTGACAATGCGATAACCAATTGGAGTAGCCTTGCGCCAGAGGCTAAAGTGCAAAAAAGCCAAGAGGCTAGCGCTGCTTTGGCAAAGTGGCTGGGAACAGATAACAAGACGGGTAAAACAAAGTCTCTATTAACAACAAATGGCAAGCTACTTAAAACCGAAAAAGGTGTTGAAGGTGGAGAGCCAATAGAGCTGCCAGATGGACGCAATGTTGAAAGCGCTGGATTGGCTTTATCTCCTGCTTTCAAAGAAGGCAAGTTCACAACCTGTCCAAATTCTGCGTCATGTGCTGGTGATTGTTTAGGCAAAACATCAGGCGGCTATTTCTTTATGGGCGGCGGGGCAGATCTTGACGCGCTCAAAGGGCCACGCCTGCGCAGTTTCCATTTGACACAAGCATTTATGCGTGATCCAGAAAACTTTGGTATCAAGCTCAATGATGAGATTACAGCGCTAAAAATAAAAGCTGCCAAAAATGGAAATCACTTGGCTATTCGTTTGAATGTGTTATCAGATATAAACCCAAGGGTATACGACCAAATTATTAAATCTAACCCTGATGTTACTTTTTATGACTACACAAAAAATAACACCAACCCAATTGCGCCAAATCATCATTACACATATTCGTCTACAGGCGTCACACAGCCAGCTGGATATAACGGTCTAAAAGAAACTATTACTAACGACAACCAGAATTGGAAACAAATGCGCAAGCGTTTGGATACCGGATCAAATGTTGCGATGGCTTTCAGTAATAAAACAATATTGCCAGAGCGCGTTATTGATGAAGAGACAGGAAAGATATACAAAGTCATTGACGGCGATACATACGACTTTAGACCTTTGGATGTGCAGGCACAAGGAGCCGACGGTGTAATTGTTGGTTTGCGCAATAAGGCACAAACTAGAAAAGAAATTAGTTCTGCTCAAGACTCTAATGGATTCTTTGTGTATTTTGATCCACAAATACAGAAGGTTAAAGGTAAGATTGTCAAAGACGAAACAGGTCAACCTGTGTATAGCAATCGTGATGTAACCATAGCCAAGCAAGGCACTGGCCAAATTACTTTGACAAACGACTACAAACCGCTGGGAGATAAATAATGAAAAAACAATTTACTCTAAACGAAGAAGACTTTTTGCAGCAATTTCCACATCAATCACTTTTCGAGGAAAGTGTTGAGGAAATACCAGACTTATCTGATATAGATGAAATGGCAATGCAAAACCTAAAACCATTTAACTTTGCTGATTTGCACAAAGTACAGCAGCCTGGATCTTAATAATGGCCATCGAACAAAGACCCCTAGAGCAGCGACTTGGCGACATGGTCGCCACGCCTGATCCGACCAATGTAGATGTGTCTTTGCCTGCCACACCAGAGCAAGGCGTCCCAACTATGGATGTTGGCGAGGATGTACAGGTTGCCGGTTTAGGCATGAGCATATTGAAGGGCTTAACTGCAAAGGGTGCCCGTGCAGCCAAAGAGACTAAGTTAGTAGATGAGGTAATACCTACACCACCTGGTGCCACTAAACCAGTGGCCACGCCTGTAGCGCCAGCACCAGTTGCGCCAACAGCTGCAGCACCTGCGCCAGCCAAGCCCCGACCCGCTGACATAACAGAAGTTAACAAGATTGCAGCCGAGAGAGAAGAGCTCATAGCCACAGGCGAGGCACAAGCCAAACCACCTGAGACACCTATAAGCAGCGCTTGGACTGACAACGATGGGTTGGCCGCCACCATTCAAGCTGCAGGCGACAACTTTGCGACTCAAGCACCAAGCATGTCGCTGCGATCTATCTACATGCAAGCAATCAATGCAGGCGTGCCAGAGCAGTTCTTAAAGACTGCCCTTGCTGGCGAGCCTATGGAGGTAACCGTAGGTGGCAGTCAGTTAGCCAAGCAATTGGCTGGAGCCGTTGTGGTGCATGACGAAAGCGCTAAGAGTTTAGATAACCTGTTTGGCAAAATGAAAGACGGCACGCTAGACGATGCTGGAAAAC